CTTGAATTAATCCAGTGCCAAGAATACCGAGGAACTCTTTCCACTTTTCGGATAATACTCTTGTTTGATTCGCCCAACTATCTGAAGTTTTCGCGAAATCGCCTGCGGCTAGAGAAGTTTGAGCCAAGAAATATTGTTGTCTTATTAACAATTTCTCATTAGCTGACATGTCTTTATATGCCTTACTGGAGCCATTTTGTAAAGCAAACAACGCGAGATTGGTTTCGGTTGCAACAAGCCCTATAGCTTTTAATGGTTCGGTTTCTCCCGTGTAAATCGCTTTACCAATGGTTTTTACTTCTTCTGCCGTCTTATTGTAAAACGACATAATATCAGCTAATCTACCGGTAATATTAACGGCCATATCGGATGCTGCCCCCGATGCTTGGCCCATGCCTTTTGACATTGCCATGAATAAGGATCCCATTTCTTTGGCTGCCAACTTTGATATACCGAAAGTCTCTATAGATGTATTTGCGAATGCTTCCATCTTGTGAGCCATATCTCCAAAGGCTGTATCAACAACATTTTGGACTTCCTGCAGGTCAGATGATATCTTAACGGCTTGTTTTCCGAATTGTATTAACTTGGTCACTGAGAACGCTACAATCATTGCCTTGCCTAAGCTTGCAAATGTACTCTTTAATCCATTTGCCTGTGACTTAATCGTGTTGGTGCCAGATTTGAACCCGGTTGTATCTATCTTGGTGTCAAATCGTAAACTACCATCTACTGCCAAATAACAATCACCCCTTTCATCCTAGGAGTTTTTCATAGTATTCCTTTTCAGCCTGTTCTTCGGCTGTAAGTTTTTCTTTAATATCTATCAAGCTTTTGTTTTCTCGATAGAATTCTTGTTCATGTTTTTCAAGCTTCTTACCTTTATTTTTCTTTGATCTAATGCCTATTACAGTAGAAAAAAGCCCTTCGCCAATCTCATTAAAGAGACCGATAAAAGACCACCAGTGCATATACTCTTTATCTCTGGTTTCGTATCCGGCAACTTTATTGACAGCCGAAAAGATAAGCTGCTCGTCCTGTTCCCAATCGATAGTTTTTTTTGATTGCTGATATTTCGCATCATCTTCAATCTTCCCACCCTCAAGAAACCAAACGCCTTGATTAACAGCTTCTTCTTGATCCGTTTCCGGAATAGCATCAATGTCTTCGTAAAGGCATTTCAACATAACAATGGTTTTTTCTTCATCCGAACACTCGACATCGTTATAGGCTTGGAAAATCAAAAGAGCCACCCGGAAATCGCTCCGTATAGCTCTATCAGTTCCGTTTATATTTAGTTGTCTTGGAAGGTATCCGATCATTTGTGATGCACCTGCGATGTGTACTTATTTATTCTTGCTTGGCTTGCTTTCTGCTGAGCCTTTACTTCTTTTTCAACTATAGGTATGATTGCATTGAGAAAACCAGCATATAAAGGCTGACCGCCTACCATGCTTAAAGGGCTTTGCTTGCCAAATGCCATGTCACTTATAGGACTGTTGAAAATATAGTCGATCTGGTTTTTAATCGTGTCGTTGATGCCTTTAACAATGTCGGCAGCCTTTCCCAATTCTTCTATCGGTGTTCCGTCTGCCTTTAGCTCGATATCTTTATCAAGTGTAGTAGCCTTTGTTATTTCCTCATAAGCCGTCTTTATTCTTTCAATGATTGACATATCTGAAGGATTAAACCTTATAACTTTACTTGTGTCACCGTTAATACTAAACTCTTTATATCCATCATCAAAACTTAAATTTTGCATTCTCCAAATCCTCCTTTATAGGGCAGTGGAGGAGGTGCCACCGCCCATCAAACTAATGCTAATTGGTTAATTATACTACATCAGGCGTAAAGACTTTAGTTGCTAATGCAAATAAGCCTTTTACTCTATTGCCGGTATTGTGGATATTGAACGGAATTTGTAACCCCGTTGTGTCTCCGCCATAAGAAACAACCTCGATGATTGCATCTTCTTTATAAGCCACGTAGGAACCAGTAGTAACAGCGTCCTCTTCCCACAAATGAACTTCTACTGTAGAAGTCTTTAAATCGTCCAATGTCTGGCGCTCGTCAACGATCTTCTGCAATCTTGTATACAGTGGATCACCAACAACCGCATAATATGGCTCAACAGATGCTTGTGGTTCGTATCCGTCAATAGAAGTAACGCTTTCATTAAGAATGTTTGTCTTTGTCTCAACATTGGCGTTCATTTCAATGATAAATTCCTCTAAATCAGAGCCTAAACGGTTATACACCGCAGGCCCTGCAGGAAGAGCGGAATCGATGTAATGTGCCATGTACTTTCTTTTAATCTTGCCCGTGATAGCCATTATAATAAAACCTCGCTTTCTAAGTTATATTGAGCATAGATCTGTAATTGGTATGTCACCGGACCGCTTAGAGTGCCATCTTGATATCCGTAAAGCATACCGTTAGCACTGCTGAGCTTTGTGAGTGTACCGGGTACAGTCTGCTCGTTGATAGTTACTTCAATGGTTTGGTCATTCGCTGCGTGTTCAAGCCAATAAGCCAAGTCCAATAAAAAAGTGCTATTTGCCATTCTTTCATAGTCGTTAAAACTTTGAAATATAGAATATAGCACGAAATTATGTTGCCTTTCTTGATTGCCGACAATGTCCTCTTTTAATAGCTGGTCACCTGTAGGATACATACCGAAGTTTGCCGGATCGTCCTCTGTATAATCTACATGTACCTCATTCGCCAATGCCGACACATGAGGGCAATTTGTTACAAGTTCGTTTACTAGCTCAATTATATTCATTATCCACCTGCAACCTTCTGAGCTCCCCGGAGTATCTGCTCTTTCTTATCAGCTTTCATTCGTTCAAACCAAAAAGGGCCTGCTAGAGAATTTTTATTTGTATTGTACTTTAAATCCTTATCAGTCAATACTTTGCTTTCTCCATGGCTCCATGCACTTCCAGTGATTGAGGATACCATTAATTTGCCTCCGTAGTGATATCTTGCATGCGGTGCATTCTGGCTAACTTCTCCGCTACCTATTTTTGTGCTTAGAGTTGCTGCCTTAATCAACACTCCATTAAGCCTCGGAGTGTATGGATCCATTAGTCGAATTACTTCCTGGTCAATATATTTCTGTGTTCTTCCATTAATCGTGATACCTCTCTCTTGGCAAAGCTGCTGTATAGATTTCATTTCAAGATTGTAATTCACCGCATCACCTACTTACACGAGATTTGATAGTGCTGCATATTTTGACTACCATATAGCTTATTGTCAGCTACTGAAACAGCAACAACCTTATTAGTTGCCTTAAGAGCTGTCAGAGATGCCGCTATTGTGGATTGAGAAGTGTTATCAAATACAAAGGCTGTCTCTCCTTTAACAATTAAATCCTTGATTGGTGTAAGATTAAGTCCGTCCGGTGCGCTGCTTGCAGGGATGAATATTTTTACGGAATCCGCCGAAGTTAATCCAGTCTTTTCAATATTGGACTGTTTCACTTCCTGCCAGAATATCTTATTAATTATCTTCCTGGTATATTTACCGTCTGCGCCACATGAATAGAGCGTAATATCTGCATTAGTATACATTAGTTGCACCCCCTATACATTAATCCTGTCATTAGCAACCAGTTCTGGATTATCTGATAAGACTCCAGATCTCCATTAGCTCTAATATCAATTAATTTCTCATAACTCACAGAGTATTCTCCGACTATTTCAGACGTCTTGCCGTTTGCTTCTTTCCTCTGCTTTTCGGTCGCATATAAGCGTTCAGTGAGTTCACAGCAGCACATCTTTACTTCGTCGATAATTGTTATTGTTTCATTGATATTGCCAAAGGTAAACCGCTTTATAATTTGACTGGCTGCTCTGGCATAGAAAGCAAAAGAGGCAGTGTCGATAACCGCCTCTTTGCCAGCTAAATACGTTCCAGTATAGAATGTAATATCTGCGTAGTTAGTCATTGACACTGCCTCCTATTTTTGATTAAGCAAAGTCTACAAGTAATTTTGTGTCTAATTCCTTGATACCATAGATGATATCAAAGGAAATAGTATCAGTCTTGGTTGATGTATCGTAATCCATTACTACACGAACCGCCAACCCGTTAGCACTTGCGATATAAGCCTTTGAAGCTCCCATAGGCAGCTCTAATTGGCGGGTTACTAATGCAATACCGTTCCTATGGAAACCGAGTGCATGAGCTTTGCTGATGACCTTTACACTTGTTGCTGTGGAAATTGTAGCAGGAATGTTCTGATCTACACTAAGAGTACCGGCTCCGCCTACTAATGTTAAATCTGTCGTTGCGGTATAAAGATACCCATTAACAATAAGCTGATCACCGGTCTTAATGGTTCCGGTAGCCGGAGATCCTTCGGATACTGTAAACTGTGTAGTATTAACAGTACCAGTAACCTTATAAGCTGTTACAGTTCCCGGTGTAGCTGCTGAAGACTGAGGGCAGTTTTCAGAAGAGAATGTCTCACAAGTGTATACTCTTCCGATTTCTGCATCTCTTAATGCTTGGGAATCGCCGGAGTATGCCTGCTTAGCAAAGTTATCGAGCGTATTATACTTATACTGGATTTCAGCGGGAAGAATAAGGCGTCTATTCTGCTTCGGAGCCTTAGACATGTCAAGAGCCTTGCCTACGCCAGCGATATCAACTAATACAGGAGTACCGGATACTGTCGCTGTCTTAGCAGCCTTCTCTACACCTACAGCCAATAAATCAACATCAATTGCCTGCGCAATAGCAGATAACGCCGGAGCAACAACCTGCTCGCTAAAGTCCTTAATGTCGAGCGCCATTTCTTTTGAAGTAACCTTTACCGTTACATCACGGAAACGATCCATTTTAACGTCTGCACTTCCCTCGGTGATATCCTGACTGGATACCGTGCCTGTGAAGTTCTTCGCAACGAATTTAGCAGGCTTCCTAACAGTGATCGTATCGCCTACACGGACAAATTCCTTTGAGTAATCTCTATGTACGAGATTTGCCATTGTTAACTGACTTTCGAGTACCATAAGGGCCTCGTTTGCGATTACTTGAGGTGTTAATAAAACGTTTGACATATTTTATACCTATCCTTTCTTGTTGCCCTGTCTGTATGCCTTATACTCATCGTATGACATTTTGGTTGGGTCTTTGTCCTTTGATCCTTTTTGTCGTTGACCCCAGGACTTGTTATCGGTGTCGTCCTCTTCTTCTCCGTCTTCGCTATCAGATTTCTTTTTCTTAGAGTCTGAACTTTTTGAGAATTGAGGAAATTTCTTTATTACTTTATCTAGCGCTTCGTCCATGTCCGTATCTTCGTCAATGTAAGCCTTTGCCAACGCAATCGCTTCTTTGACATATTCCTTTGCAATGTCATGATCGTAGCAAAGTACTTTTTCTTCGAGTGCGGAAAGTTTCTTGGTGTTGGCATCGTCCTTGGATTTATCATCAGCGCCTTTATCGCCCTGTTTATCATCCTTGGATTGTTCCTGCTTCTTCTCAGCTTTCTTACGTTCCCTCTTAAGACGTTCGGTGATTATATCATCGATTTCTTTTTGAGTGTAGGTCTTACTGTCCGACTTTTTATCCTTGTCACCGGATTTATCATCCTTGGCATCGTCTTGGTCGTCGTCACCATCATCACCGGTATTATCGGTACCGTCACCGTCCTCGCCTTTGGATGCGAAGAATTGTAAATTGTATTTCATTGCTTGATTTCTTAATTTCATGATTATTTCCTCCATTTAAAGCCTGTCGGCATTATATTTTCCATGTAGTTTAATATTACCCAGTGTCACCAACACGTTTATGGACACAAAAATAAGACGTTTAACCCAACGTCCTTACTAGGGAGATAAGTGGATCACCGCCTTAATATTTGCTTTCTTGCGGTTTAAGGTTGACCGCAAACCCTATTGGACTATTTTTCTTCAATTTTAAATGTGATTTTCAACTGTGGATTAAGCTTAACCAATTCTTTTTCATAATCTTTAACCATCATGTTAGCTTTTAATGCTCCATCTACGGTATCGCCAAGATTATAAATATTTCCATTACTGTGTTCACCATATGCTACTCTCGTTTTCATGTTTTTCATATTTTCATTTCCTCCGTTTGTTTTATTTGCTGTTCCTTATATATGCATTATAGTATATCGTACCCTATATATCAATATACATATCTTACAAATATTGTACCCGATATATGTGCAAATTGTATATTGTACCCGATATAACAAGCTGATATAATGAAATATCGGAAGGGGTGATATTGTGGCTACAACTAAGGCTCAGCAAAAAGCGGTCGGTAAATATATGAAAATCAACTATGATGAAATTAAAATTCGTATCCCAAAAGGTAAAAAGGAAATAATCAAGGAATATGCTGATACAAATGGTGAAAGTGTTAATGCTTTGATTTCTAGGCTACTAAAAAATGAATTAGGCGAGAAGTACGGTGATTAGCTGTGCTTCTTTTTTATGCTACCTTCCCTAATCCATCCATATAAATCCGTTCCTTCTGCTGAGGCAGTCCCATATTCTCCGAGAATGCTTTATACTGTGCCATCGTGCCTCTGTATTTAGCTTGTGTATTGATTAAGTCATCTTCCTTAACATTTCCACCCTTTAACAACTTAATATCCTGTCTCTGCTTACGCATGAGTGTTTCAAGGTTGCGTTGTCGCTGGGTAGCTGTGTATGTATCATATTCCTTACCTCGGTATACCTTAACCTCATTCTCTTTATTGTTCATATCTTCGAGTTGCTTGTCGGTATAAGTTCGCTCCGATATACCCTCGATAAACGGATAATATGAGTGATAACAATTAGCACCGCACAGCCCCGATACGGAACCCAATCCGCATATCTCAATTAATTGCAGTTTGGTATAAACTCGCCCTTGCCATTCTTGATGCTCTGGTCTGGCTGATCCATGCCATGATACCTCGAACTTATCTGTGTCAATTGCATCCGCATTCATTTCATTGACCGTATTAGTAACTTGCGTTACCCCGGACATTAAAGCTCTTCTGCTTGCTACTTCTATTCGGTTTGTCCACCCTGTAGCATAATCAACGGTTCTTAATCCACTTTTAGTCATTTCGTTAACAATTTTCTTAAGAGAAGTATTATAATCGAATGTTCCAGTGGTTACTTCAAGGACTGCGGTATCTAATACTTGCTGATAATATTGAGCAATCGGAGTGAATACCGTTTTGCCCTTGATATCAATTGTGAACCCTAATGACTGGCAGATATTAACCATTTCCGATTTAGTCTGACGGATAGTCGCTTGGATAAGTTGATTGAGTTCTTTATTCTCCTTGAATGGGGTGAATGGCTTTCCTGCGGCTTCATAGAGTGTTTTATCTCTTGCATAACCCGATTGTATAGCCCCGTCGTATAGGCTGTCTATTTCATCATTTGACAGCTTTAAGGATGCTTGAATTTGTTCCTTGATATATTCTGTGCTTTGTCCCATCTGCTGTATGCGGTATATCTGCCAATCTGCCGAGCGTGTGATCTCATCATTGATTTTTATACGGCGAACGATGTCTTGCATGATATTCATTTCTAGCTCTGCCATTCTTCGCTGTAAAGGAATAGGCATTCTTTCTAGTTCTGAAGGTGTAAACATTTAATCACCACCAGTTTTATTTACGTGCTCTACCGAGTTTATAAGTACCAAAAGTAAAATCCACCACATACTGTTGTTAATGCACATATAACATGTCAAAGCCACTAACAGCATATTGAATATCAGTACTGCTATTTCTAATTTGTACATTATATCCCTCCTATGGAATAATCTCAGCCGGTTCATTAATTTTTGTAGCAGCTACCTCTGCAGTCTCACCGTACCACTTCATACGATATTCAAGCAACGTCATTGCTCCAATAGCAACATCGCCCTTATCGGTCTGTCTCTCTGACTGCTTATCCTCAATGATGCTATCGTCAAAATCAATATTGACCTTAGCGATTTCTTGCCCCATTAATTGCCCCACAGCTTTAACCAGTCCTTGTAGTGCGCTATCTAAGACAATCTCATGTTTCTTAAGTGATTGATATAAATCGGATTTATCTGATATAACCTCGATTTGTGTTTTTACCACTGACCCGTTTTCGAATTTGTACCTTCCGGCCCCCATTCCACATTTGAAACTAAGTAAGTCAAGTACTTTGGCAATCGCCAAATCATGCTCTGCTGATCTAAGCGTAAAGTCGATTTCCTTAATTGTATTATTTCCTTCTTTTTTATCGTCAGGTACCGCATAAAACACTGTATCGTTTTTATCAAATACCGGCCTTGCAACTCCTTCTAGTCCCATCTGTATTTTGGCCATGCTTACAGGAACTGTAATCTTCTTTTTACCTAACCCAAATTCGTTCATGTAAGAGTCATATACCAAATCGCAACCCTTAAGCTGTGATATTCCATTTGCATATACTGATATTCCGTATGGGCTATCCAAATCAATATTATTAACCAAATTCGGAGTTACTAATTGGAATAACGGTATTTTAGAACCCGTGATAACAACATCTAGCATCCCATCGTCAAGTTCTAAATCTTCACCCGAATCAGCATCCACTATGTGGTTTTCTATTACA